AGACAATGGTTCTTACCCGTCGTGAGTGGCCAACTCCAGTATAAAAATATATAGCCTAGATGCAGTTTACCGATTCAGTCACCAGAAAATTTTTGGATTATAGTTCGCCAGCATGGCGAACTGGCTATGCAGCAGCTCGTCCAAATAAGTGGAAAGATTATGAAGATCCCACGTATATTGGGTTCTATGTAAGATTTAAAGAGCTCAACCAAATTCCGTATGGAGATTTGACTGGAGACTTTGACCAGTTTCCAGGCGGCTTATTGTATAACGAAGAGCATCCAGATTCCGCTATTAAGTATCTCAAAAATATGGGAGAATACACTCGGGCGCAAATGCTTAGAGAATTTATTGGCGGATTGCAAAACATTCAAAACATGCCTTGGTTTATTACCAAAGTATCTGGGATGGAAGAAATTTGGAAAATCAACCCAGGTGAAAGTTTTCGCGGTAAAGAAAAGAAGCTCTCTTTCGAAACTCTTGAATCTATTGATTTGAAAATGACTTATTTGATGGATTTATACAGAAAGATTGTTTTTGATTCAGTGTATATGAGATGGATGCTGCCGCAGAATCTAAGAACATTTGACATGGAATTGGTAATAACCGAAATTAGATCTATGCAAAGGCCTGCTGACGTTTTACCATCTACGAATGATCCTGCAATAACGCAAGACGTTGCTAACTTTCAGAATCCTATACAAGCCCCGCCAATTGGAAACATTAACATACCCGGTCTAGCTGCTGCAGGAATTCAAAGTGCAGTGAGCGCAGTTGTGCCAAACACACAATGGGCGTCGGGATTAAGTAACGCGTTAATCAGCACTCTTCAAAGAGATCCTGGAAGCTACTCATCTTATCCTGTTTTGCTAAGAAGCTTTGATGAACTTGCAACATTCTTGGTATTTGAATTTTCGCATTGTGAATTTGACATTAAAGAAGAAGCGCCGCCTTTTCTGGGTTCTATCGGAAAGATAGCAGAAAAAGAGGCAACAAACAAATTCACCATCAAAACTCCAATCATAAGAGAGAGAAACACATACGGTCTGTTAGGAGCAATTCTAAAAGATACACAAGGACTTCTTGATCGAAATGCCGATAAAATACCCAGCTTTTTCTGGGATCCGCTAACTCAAAGCCCTCCTTCCACAGAAATTGGCTATATACAAGGGGTAAAAGGCGAAGTTTTTGATACTTCCAAACAAACACTACACCAATCTCAATTAAAGGAAGAAAATACTCGAGCAAACGGTTTATTGGGTGGTTTACTTGGTACTGTTTCAACTGTGGTGACTTCGCAGCTAAGTGCAGCCGTGCAAGACACGGTAGCTGGGCTTGTACTGGGCAATGCGTTTTCGGACTTTTTTCCTCCACAAGTTGCGCAAGCAATTTCTGACAAAGTTCAGCTAGAAGCTCCTCCATTTATTCAAAATCTGCTCAGCACTATTGTTTTACAGAGCAACGGTGCAACTTCTGCGGGTCCTGTGAGCCCTCCAACCGAGGAACTCGTAGCTCCTCCAATTTCGGAAGGCGGCGGTACTGTAGTCTTTATTGCGCCTTCTACGACTCCTTCAGCTCCCGGGACGGTTCCATTTGAAGAAGCCCCGGTAGGTTCAGCTACTGCAACCAATGTTTCTCTCGATCAACCTCTAATAAGTGATAACATTTCTGGATCTGTTGAATTACAAGCGCCGCCTCTAACAGGAGCACCTCCATCCAATATTGTTTTGGAAGCGCCTTTGATTTCACCATCGCCAGACAAAGCAGTTGTTTTGGAAGGTCCAATTTTAGGACCACCAACAGCGTCAAGCGTTACTTTAACATCGCCTCCTGTAAATGGGTTGACTGGAAATACAGTAGACCTAGAAGGACCTGCGATTGCAAATGATCCTCCAGGTCAAGCTGATCTAGTTGCGCCTCCAACAGAAGGTGGCCGTGCAGATTCTGTGGATTTGGAAGCTCCTCCAAAGGACAACATTGCGCCACCTTCAAACGTAGAATTGGCATCCGCACCGGCCTCGCCTGTTACGGTCAAAGTTGTTCAATTGGATTCTCCTCCAGTAAGCCCTACGCAGTTATCAAATGTTAAACTTGATGATGGAGGAGCAAGCATGGACGGAAGACCTGGATCAGTTAGTCTAGATGGACCTAAAATTCCAAAAACTCTATCTGCGAATGAAGTGAATCTTGTAGAGGCTAGACCAAATACAGATACACCTGCCAATGTAGAACTAACAGAAGCACCAGTTTCAAATGTAAATGTGACAAATGTAGATCTTCAAGCGCCTAACGTTTCAAATATAGCGCCGGATCCAGTTCGCTTAGAAGAGCCTCCAAAGAGTAATGTAAAGCCAACCACTGTTAACTTGCAAGCTCCTCCTTCTCCGGAAATTGCAAAAGAAGGTAACTTTGGCTTAACTCCTGATTTTGGTTCGGTTCCATTAGAAGGTCCGTCAATTCCTGATAAAATACTTGGAAAAGAGGACTTAACAGGCCCTGCAATCATTAAGCAGTTCCTCAATCCGGTTGTGTTTAACAATCTTCCAAAAAATGACGATGACCCTGGAAAAGTTTTGTTTGATAGCTATCGCGTAAATCAAATACAGGATCTTGGAAATGCTGATTTGGAAGGCCAAAGAATTGAAAAGCCGTCTCTAGGAAAAGTTATTATGAAATCAACTGGAGAGAAATTAGACATTACCAACTACACTACAATTGGTCAAGTTGATCTTAATGCATCAAGACCCGAATCCAATATGAATGAAAAAAATACTGGAATGAAAGGTCCTGATGTAAATTTACAAAGTCCGGGCACACTTGGAAATTCTCCGCAAGAAGCTCCTCCAACAAACACCGATAAATAAGGTATAACTCATAAATGAATGGCAACACAAAAAGATTTAGCACAAAGAATTTGGTTAGGGCCTGTTGTTGATAATGACGATCCAGAAAAACTAGGTCGATGCAGAATAAAAGTTTTTAGCCTTTTTGATGATATACCCGATGAAAGTGTTCCTTGGGCATTTCCAGTAACCAATAGTGTTTTTGCAGGTGGGGCTGGGGGATTTGGAAGCTTATCAATACCTAAAATAGGTGCAATTGTAAGAGTTCAATTTTCTGAAGGAAATTTATACTCTCCGGAGTACTATGGAATTCAGACTATTAACCGAGCAATGCAATCTGATATTAGTGACACATACCTAAACAGTCACGTTCTTGCTTATGATGAAGACGAAGAGATGAAAGTCTACTATACTCCGGGGAACGGTATGGAAATCTTCCACAAAGATTCTCATATTACTATCAATCCGGATAGCAGCATAACCATAGAACACAAAGACAGTCAAAGCATCATAGAATTGGTCGGCACTACCATCAATATCACGGCAAACAGTACTATCAATATCACTTCAAATTCGCTAATCAAGGCAGAGTCTACCGAGGTGAATATGAACGGATCTGCGACTACAAAGCTTGGGCCCGCTCCAATGTATTCGGCAGTTCTCGCCGAACCTCTCTGGGCATTTCTTAAAATGATGGCGGGAGCAGTTGACGCAAAACTCCCGTCTACTCCTGGCGTAATGGTAGGCGCGGCTTCTTCATTTGAACAGCTTTCAACTTCCAAGAACGTTAAAGTTTCGCAATAATGAAAAAAGAGATACATGGTATAAATTGTGAATGCTGCGAATCTAAATCACCCGAGGCAAAGCAGATCTTAGAGGAAATTAGAAAAATTCTGGATCCAAGTGGCACGGGAATAGAGTCCGAGAAAGAACAAATACTAAAGAAATTTGATCAAGTCGTGGATCAATTTACACGGACGGTTAGCGCAGATGACTACAATAAGGTAGAAATAAATGCCGACGGCAGCGAGTACCGACCGTATGAGGCAATTCCCGAAGACGAAAGATTTGTTGGTAGCGTTGATGCAAATGGAGGCCTCGCATCTCTAAGAAAAATAGTCGACGAGGTTTTTAGTCTGCCAGACGGAGACCTGAATTTTGAACTCCTAAAAATTGATGATCCTAATAAAGAAGTAGGCGGGCTCAAAGTCACCGAGATCACTGACCATCCAGGAATCGATGTTTCAAAATTAGTAGACTTCGATAGCATCAACATGGGACCAATTCAAAACTTAAAGATCTCAATTATATCAAAGACTATTGAGGCAACTATTGGAATGAAGTTTGGTCCAGTTTCGCTAGGTCTGCTGTTCAAAATAGGCGGTGGAGATGTTGCATGGGCGCCTGCATTTTCAGTAAAAACCAACGAAGAAGCTCTTGATAGATTAAAAGGATCCACATACAAAAAAACGCTCACACCTTCTGGACCAGAAGGCCTGGATGAGCTAAAGGCTCTCGCCAAAGAGCAATTTGCATCACCTGAAAACTCATATGTAAAAGAAATGCTCGAGCTGGCAACAGATAAAGAGAATTTCTTTGAAACTGCTGAGCTTCTTAAAGTGAACATACAGAAAGACGTGGATGTTGCAAAAGAAATGGCTGATATGGTAAAAGCCGTGGAGAGCGTAAAAGAGATAGAAAAGCTTTCTTCCGTTCCTGCAAATGGAGATCCTGATCTGGTAATTATACCAGAAAAGGCGGTCCCTTCCGATATTGGCAAAGTCATAGGCAAATGTGCTGAACGAGTACCATCTCCAGCGCCATATAGGCCTGAGGAAATTCAAAAAGTCCATGATCAAAATTGTAAAAACTGGAAAGCGCCTGGAAGAGTGCTTGTCAAAGATCCTGGAGAACAATCTGGTCCTGAGACAAAAACTGTGTCAGTGGACATTAAGATTGCGGGTAGCGGTGACGTTGTTTCTGCATTTGCAAGAGAAAAAGGTGATCTTGCTCCGCTCGCAGAGGATGCTGCGCTAACTGCAAAATTCAATGATATTGGCGATGCTCCGGATCAGGATGGGTTTATTGCAATTGATTTTGTTAAAAACCCTATAGACTCTGGTTTACTTCAATCCGATGCAGGTTCTACTCTAAATATCCCTGACGTTTCTCTTCCAAACCAAGCCGAGGCAATTGGCGAGTTGGAAAAATTCATGGAAGGCCTACAGAAAATTACCAATGAGATGCAGTCGTGTGCAAAGACCAAAAGTGATGCGTCAGATCGCTGGTGGGGGTTCTTTGAACACACGTTCCAGCACAGGATCACTACCAGGTATTTTGATCTATTACGAGACAATTTAGAAAACTATTATGGAGAACTACAAAGCATTTTAATACAGAGAGATTCTGCTCTTAAGCAACTTGCGCTTACTCAAATTAGCGAGAGAGAAATAACAACGAACCGGGAGAAATTCGAGACCTTAATAGAAGAGACTTTGTATACCCCAGGCGCCAACGGCGAATCTATTGATCCCAACTATATTGCTGCGTTTTCAAATGGAATTCTAAGCGCCGAGGAAAGAAACTATCAGTTATCCATATTGGAAGAGACTCGGGATTCTTTCAATGAATTTGTAGAAATTTTAGGACAAATAGGAAATCAAGACCTGAGTAGCATTAGACAAAGCCTGCAGTCATCTAACAACCCTCTTACAAATACTGTAGGATTCCCTCCTGCCTCCAATGCGCTCACAAACATATGGTGGCCGCCTAATTATGCGTCTTTAGTTTCTTCACAGAATCTATTTTGGACTGTGATGGTAAAAGGAAACATTGCTGATCGATGCAAAGAACTCTGGACACAGGCTTCAACAACCTCTTCAAGAACATTGCAAATTCCTGTAGATGGAGTAACCACGCCTCTTACTCCTTACATAGTGCCTATATCACTTCCGTATTACACGTCAGAAGGCAACATTATTCAGAATCGCACTGGCCTATTTGAAACAGGAGTTTGGAATAAATTCTACTCGGCGCAAAGAATTAACGCTTTTTTTACATACCAGGAGCAGGGTTACAATCAGCAGCCTCCTCAATACGATGACAGAGGAAATTTAATAGGTGAAAAAATTCAAAAAATAGTAAAGAACGGTCTAGAGGAAGATGTAATAATAGAAAGTCCGGCAGCTGCTGAAGGGCTGGAAGTAGATGACGCAGTCGCTACTGCTTTCTTGGAAAATATGGACGCAAACCTGCGTATACGGGTTGAGCAGGCGGCTTTGAACATTGAAGCATCTACAGCGTACAGCAACTATGTCAATAATGTTTTGAATGATGCAGCTCAAAAAGAGGCAGCAAAAGTTTTCTTTGAAGAATTGCAAAATAGAAACTTTCTAGATGGCCCGAGAAATATCTTTGCAATAAATTCAATCAACGACTTTCGAAGAAAATCTTTTGTCTGTGAAAAATATACTGAGCTCATACTGCAGGAGTTAATCGACTTGGAAATTACGATGCAGAATGCACAGGCATGTGTTGATCAAAAAGAGAAAGACATAGAAGAAGAAGCAAAACGGAATCTCACAAGTGTTGATGAAGGAGGCTCACAAAATCAAAGTCTGGAAGCACAGTGCAAGCAGCTGCTTGGATCAGATCCAGTAGGACAGAGACCGCCAAGCGGAAAATGTCCAAGTTACACAAAGAACTGTTATTGGAAGGAATACACCAAGATTATGCAAAAGGTGAGTCTACTTCCAGTCATAGAGCTTGACCCGCCTAATATGAGCCAGCGACTCTTTAGGTATTACCCAGTGGCTATACAAATACCGATTCCTCCGCCAATTCCTCCGCTTCCTTCTCTAGCAATGGGCATACCGAGCCCTATTCTTTGCATACCTCTTCCATATGTGTGGAAACACATCATCACTGTCACAACACCCATAGGAACTATCGTGGTCTGGATTGCATTGGCTGGAATTGTGCCATCTCCGTTTGTGATGCTCATTGATGAAAAAGGCGAGGCTACATTTATGGTATCCTTGTTTGGTCCATGTTCAATACCGCACCCAACCGTAGTCAGCCCCGCAACGGCCAACATTGAACTCAAAGCCCTGCTAGATTTGATTCTTCCTCCTGGAACAATTAAGATCAATCTAAGCTCGCCACTAGGAAAACTTTTAGCAGGTAGCACTCGTAATGACGTTGACAATCCAGATTCTGGAAAAAATATCATAGACAAGCTCAAAGAAAACATCAAGTCTTCTTTTGATCAATTAGAAATTAACGACCCGCCTTCACTTGGAGGAAACTCACCCGAGGCTATCGAGAGGCGGAGAAAGATTAAAGAAGCGTTTGAGCTTGTACCACCCGATGCTCAGCAAATTGAGAGAGGTCTAACTGAAGTGTTTAGCATAGTGAACGCCGCTATCGATGAACTGAAAATACCCGTGATCAAATTTCCAAAGGACGATAAGAAATTGATGATGCCTACTTTGGGGCCTGGCGAAATTATTGACAACTTCCAAAAACTGCTAGAGACAGCTCTAGCCGCTCCGGCGGAACTGAAAAAGACAGTCCTCCAGGATATTGGTGCTGCTGTTAAAGTTCTCGATGTTAAGAAAACAATCAAAGAGCGCGTTACACAAGCAATTGATAAACCATCAGTAAAAGAGTTTTTTAGAGATCTGGATCAAGAGATATCGGATTTGGAAAATCGTCTTTCTCTGGACGTGAATATAACAGCAGAAGAAAAAGTAATAGAACGTGTCAACGCAATCAAAAAAGCTGCTAAAGAGGTTTTAGGAGAAGTTGCTAAAGAAATAACTCCAGAAATCTTAGGCTTTGTTGCAAAAGCGCTAGATGTTCCGCCTCTTCCATTTCCATGTTACACAAACATAACGCTGCCAGCGGTACCGCCTTACGTGTATCTTCTCATAGCTGCCATCAAAGCTGCTCCATCTATTATAGACGCGCTTTCTGCAGAACGTATTGCAGAACTTGTATCTTTTGAACTTGACCTATCAAAGGCACTTCCAAGAGCAACTCCGATGTTCTATGGAACTATTAACGGGCTCCTTGACGCTATTCCTGACCTGTCAGTTCCCGCAGGTCTCAACGACAATATGTTTAAGCAGACAATTGACATGGTGAAGCAAATACCTACAAAGTTTAAGGTGCGCCTTCCAAAGGTTGGCTTACCAACCCAGGTTGTCATTCCACCGTCTCTGATTAAAACACTCTTAAAAGAGGCTGCGCAGATAGCAATTGAAGGACTCATTGGCTTAATAATGGGAAAAGTGTATGAAGCAATCCAGGAAGGAAACGCTGCAAAGATCATCGCAGTATCAATGATCATCAAAGCAATGTTTGGAGTTTCTCTTTCTGACATTAAAGGAAGCGATATCAAGAATTTCATCAATGGCTTTTTGGAATCCACACTTTATCCAGTACTAGATACAATTTCTAACATCATAGATCTGGTCAATTCTCTAAAAGGCAATTTTCTGAGCATAATTGAGCTCTTTCAATTCCCACCAAAGATTTCTCTTCCTGGGAATGACGGACCTTTTTATGATGTAGGTGAATTTGTGGTCAAGCCAGTAGTGCAGCCTATCATTGAATCCGTTCTTCCGATACTTTTTAATAATTTGCCAGCCATTGTAACTCTTCTTGCTTGCAGTTTTACGCCTTCCAGAGTAGCGTTTACTAAATTGCATCCAACTAAACCGGTAGACAGGTTGCCGTCTTGGGAGTCTCTGAGCATCAAAAACATTCCGTTCTTGGTGTGGCTAGACCAACTAATAGGCACAGCTCAAAGAAAAGGTGGACTGGGATCGGCATATGTAATTCCATACGTCTCAGTTCCATAACCATAAGGGGTAGTTCATAGAAGATATATAGACATAGAAAACCTATAAATATGCAAATCAAAAATAACACAACAATCGACTTTGACTGGGCGGCTTTTGAAGCAGAAGACCGTCAAGCACGAAGAATCCCAAACCCTACCATTTTGAAAAAATATGGTGTGAAAGTTTGGAGACATGACAGCGGAGCAGAAGAAATGTTTCTCCGCTATGAAAAATCTGTTTCTGGCGGAATAAAAGAACCAAGAGTAGGGGAATATCACTCAATCACTTCTGTCGTCAGCATAAATGACAAAGAAATGGTAGTAACTCTTTCTGGTATGATTGACGCCGTCATTCAATTAGAAAAAGAGAAGCCGTATTTCAAAACTATCGGCATGAACCAAGAAACTTTTGTGGAATGGATGAAAAACACAGAAGGGGCGTTCTCGGGATTCATTGGAGAGGATGGAAAAAAGGTGGTAATTGAAACCATCAAGCCATACACTATAGCTTCTCTAAGTAAAGGACATTCGCAAAGCATTCGCACAGAGTTCTTCCATCAGATAGAAAAACCAACAAGTGCGTACACCGCAAAAGTTCTTAGCAGAAACGGTGGAGGCTTCTTGGTAAATGTGGCTGGCGTAGAAGGATTCTTACCAGGATCGCTGGCGGCAGCAAATATAGTTAGAGACTTCGAATCTATGCTCGGTAAAGAAATTTATGTAATGGTAGAGGATTACTTGAAGGATGCTGGTACATTTGTATTCAGCCATAAAAAGTATCTTTCGCATGTATTGCCTTCCAAAATTGACAGCCTTAGCTTGGAAGAAAAGTATTCTGGAGTGGTTACAGGCACTGCTAAATTTGGTGTATTTGTGGAATTCAATGAAATTTTCACAGGTTTGATACACACTAGCAAAATGACTCCTGATATGCGCGAAGACTTCAAAAACGGAAAGTTCTCGGCAGGAGACACCGTTCACTTCTGGATTAAAGAAATTACACCAGATAAGAAGATCATTCTTACCGATGAAGACCCGAGCATTCGTATGAAAGAACTTGAAGAATTCAAGGAAAAGAATCTTGGAATCATCACAGGTGGTGAGGTTGTTTCCATACAACCATTTGGAACTCTGGTAAAACTTCAAAAGGATATCGTGGGATTGATCTCCAAGAAAGAAATTAAGGTAAAGAAGAAAAACTTTGCTGTAGGGGATCACGTAATGGTATCGGTTGAACGCGTTCACAATGATAAAATCTTTTTAACGTTGCCTAACGAGGAGTAATTAAGTTACTCACATTGAGATAAATATAAAAAAGCTGTTTAGATGAAAATTAAGAAGAACTATAGCCCTGCTGAAATTTTAGAAGCAGGAAAGATTGGAGTAGAATTCGAGTTCTACTCTAATTTGAAAGGTCACGTAGAGACAGCGCGGTCATTGTCAAAATATATCGGGAAAAGAGTTGTAGTTCCTATGGCTCTTTCCGATATAAAAGAGATGAAGCCGCTATATCACTCGCCAATAGCACCAACAAGTGATATTTTTAAACTTGAGCCAGATTACTCTGGCGGAAAGACTATGTGCGAATTGGTCACTGGCCCTATGAAGTACGCGGAGGCCAGGAACGTAATCATCAAAGTCTTAGAATGGATTAGCAATAACGGGTACACTACCGAAAGATGCTCAATTCATATGAACGTTTCAATTGATGACGTAGAGCTTCCTACAATTTTTGACATCAAAAACATGAATGTTCTAAAGTTCATTCTGTCATTTGATGAGGAAAATGTGTATGCATCTTTTCCTAGCAGAAGGGATTCGGTTTACGCCAGAAGTATCAAAGAAATACTGCCTAACAAATCTGCTTTCTTTGTAAATAAAGATAGCACGGTGTACAGCAGAAACGCTTTTCAAACTCCTTTTGAAAAGTACTATGGAGTCAACTTTCTTAAGCTTGAGAAAAATTACTTGGAGTACCGATACATAGGCGGTGCGGATTACGAAAAGAAAACAAAAAAGATTTTGGATCTGTTGTCTTATTTCGTAACTCATATGCATTCAGTTCTAAACTTTATGGATTATACAAAATCTGAAGTCCGTGAATTTAAGAAGATGATTGAAAAGCAGAACAAAATTTCTCAAGCCTTTGTAAGATACGTGGATTTCAAAAAAGAATTCCCGGATATCAAGGTAACTCTTGATATGAATGACAACGATGATGTTCTTGAAGGCGTTTGGGTAAATTTGCGAGATAAGTTATTTGAAGTCATCGTAACCGGTGGAATGACCAAGGGTGAGTTCAACCTTGATACCGAGGCGGGCCGCTTTCAACTAAAGAGCACTAAGCTAAAGAATTGCAGGCTTTCTGATTTAGAGATGATTGACTGTGAAATTGAAGGAGTGCTTGAGAGATGTTCATTCTATGGTTGCAAGATAAAGAATAGCCGCATTTTATTTAGTGTTTTTCCTAAAGGAAATACTGTTGATTTTTCAAAAATAGTAGAATCTCCGCTGCATGTTGAAAATACCTGCAACGACTGCTTTATTGAAAACAAGTCAAACATCATTAACTGTCAAGTTGAACGAGGAGTGATACGAAATGGTGAAGTTGGAAAGCTTGCAAAAGTTTCTAAAGAAACTATGGTTGTTGAGGAGAAAGAACCTGCAGAATCATCGGGCAGCTATAATGAAAATTCAAAAGATAAAAAGAAGGATAAAAAATGAAGCATCTAAAAAATTTTTCGGAGTTTGTCAACGAGTCGCATCTTCCATTTGACATCGAAAAAGCTCTTCGTCTTGGCGGTTTCTCATTTGAAAGAGACACTGAAAGAAGCGAAGAAGTGCTAGATGACGATAACCGATTTGATGAGGTGGATGTATATGTAGCCAATGACCGCAATGGCGGAACTGAATGGGTTGTCACAGCTGGTATTGGTGGAAGCACTTATTATTTAGATATTGCTAAGGATGATACAATTGTTTGGAGTTCAAAATATCCGCGTTCACAGCAAGCGCACTTTAATCAAGATTGTATGAACAGCATCGGGTTCTTGCCCGATTTTGCATAATTAAAAATTAGTAGACTTAAATGACCAGAGCAGAGCTTATTGAAATGGTAAACAACGAGATCACTGGATCTTGTTCGCTTCCGTATTCGGTTCCTGAGAGAGAAATGGAGAGGATCATAGATCAGGCTCTTAATTGGTTCTATGTCAATTACGGACCAGCCGTTGAAACTCAATACTATGTAATAACGAAAGATTGGTTTATGAAAGACGAGTTCAAAAAGACTCGATCTTTACTGCTTCCAGATTGTGTAGTTTCTGTTTACGAAATCAGGGAAATCAATGGCGCAGGCCGACTTGGAACTATTGATGCGGACTTTTACGACAACCGCTTGCTGGCTGCTGAGCTATTTCTTTCGCCTTTTGCGTCGGATGACTTGGTTCTCCGAGCTGCTCAATACTCTTATTGGGATTTAACACAAGCTTTTATCTTGGAAAGGGTGTCTTACGACTTCAATCGAAATACTAAAAGACTTAAAATCATAGGTAGAAATCCCAAGAGAAACTGCGCTGTTCAAACGTATGTTAAAATTGAAGAAAGCAAGCTTTATGATGATTGGTTCTTCCAGAGATGGGTGACAGCGCAGGCTAAAATCTCTTTAGGTAGAATCTTAGGGTTCTTTTCGTTCAACCTTCCAGGCGGAGTGCAAGTAAATGCTGACAGCATTAGAGAAGAAGGAAAAGAGGAGCTTGAGCAAATCAAACAAAGGATTGACGACGAAAACAGCCCAGACTGGTTCTACATATTCCACTAATTAAAGATGATCAAAGACCTATACATAATCAATCAGAACGAACCTGGTTATGACGCATTCAAAATTGAAGAGCGCGATTCTGTAAGAATTCTCCTACAGAAAATCAAGATGATTATGTTTACAAGAAAGGGTGAGATTCTAGGAGAACCGCAGTTTGGCATAAGTTTGGAAGATCTTCTATTTGAATTGGGATTCAGCTCAAACGAACTAAGAAAGGCGTTTGACCAACAGCTTGCTGCGTATGTGCCCGAGGCTGCCTCTTTTGATCTTAAATTGAACGTCAATTTTGTACCTGGAACTGCCAGGGATGTTGCTTACATTGATATATATGTTAACGGTACTAAGGCTTTTGGGCTTGTAGCCGTATAACATATAATGTCATTCAATGCTAGAGATCTTTAAACTTACCAGGATAACCTTCAATCAAATGTACTTTGATGTGAAGAATTTCCTGGAATCAAAGTACGAACAATCTGACCAAATTTTTTCTCCAGCTAGCCCTTATGGACAGCTGTTAACCGTTATTCTTGATTTAGGTCGATTGATGTTCTATTACATAGAAGATAGCATCAACGAGCTTAACATATATACTGCTCAGCGTCCTAATTCTATACGAGGTCTTGCTAGAATAGCTGGTCACGATCCAACTCGAGCAATATCGGCCACAGGTACTCTTAAATTAACATACAATGGTCAAAAGGTTGACATGTATGGAAACACTGTGGTGATACCAAACTTCACCACTCTACAGTGTAAACTCAACGGTCTTACTTATACACTTGTTTTGGATCAAGAGGCGGTCACATTAGATCTGAGCGCCAGAAATTCGATTGAAGTATTTGCTCATCAAGGAGTTATAGAAGTACAATCTTTCACCGGCACAGGAAACGATCTACAGTCATTCACTACTTCTCCAAAGAAAAACTACATCATTGACAACTTTTTTGTAAAGGTTTACGTCAATAATGAAGAGTGGAAAAAATATGATTCTTTGTATGACGTAAGTTATGATGAGAAGGCTTGCATTGTTAAAACAGGTATTAGCGGTGGAGTTGACGTATTTTTTGGAAACACGTACTTTGGAGCGGTTCCGCCTCTTGGTGCTGTGATTAGGGTTGAATACATGACAACTTCCGGAAACGCTGGAAATATCATCACTGATAATGCGCCGCCTTTCAAATTTTTACAGGAAGGATATGACATTGCTGGTCAGGATGTAGATCTCAACAAAATTTTGGATATTGCGATGGTAAATGCGTTTTCCTTTGGATCGGATGCAGAGCCTCTCACTTTAACAAAATTACTTGCACCTAAAACAAGTCGTTCTTATGTGCTAGCTAACACTGATAACTACGTCTACTTCTTTCAAAAGTTTAACTTCTTTTCTGTTGTTGATGCGTTCAACACTCTTGGGGACGATAACATTGAGGATGACAATACTGTCTATTTGTTTCTCATACCCGATGTAAATAAGCGGAAAAAAGCTTCCGACGACTACTTTTCGGTTCCTATCAGTTTATTTAGATTGACTGAGCAGGAGAAGACGAAAGTTTATGAGTTAATTGAAAAGAGCGGACAAAAGATCATGACGGTTGTGAATAAAATTGTGGATCCTATTATTAGCAGATATGTTATGATGGTGAATGTGACTGCTTTTGAAGGATTTAATAAAGACATCATTCGTCAACAAATTATTTCAAAGTGCTCTGATTATTTCCTTAATAATCGCAGAAGAGACCGCATTCCAAAATCCGACCTCATAGCAGTAATTGAATCTATTGAAGGCGTAGATTCGGTCAACGTCTATTTTGTTTCTGAGAAAAACGAGCAGTTCAAAAAGAATCCAAAAAATGATGCAACAAAAAAGGATATTGGTTTAGATGAATTCGGCGATATCATCATGGAAAAAGGAGAACTTGTAATTATTCGTGGTGGATGGGTCAACCGTTATGGAGAATACTTCAATACAGGAATAGATGCCGGAAAGCCTTCTACTCTAAATATAACTTTCACCAAGAAAGATACTCCAAGATCTTTGAACATGGAGCTTCATAGAATTGAGGTTAACAATATCAAAAAATCTGTATAATGGCCGAAACACCTAAACCAGGTCCACATTTAGGAAGACCTAGCTATTACAACTGGATGATACATCAGCAAGATGTATTGAAGAATCAGGGGTTTGACTATGAAAACCGTCTGTTTGAGAAGACTATGTCAAATTATATGTTTGTAGATTCACGAAAAGAATATACATTTTTGCAATTTCAAGGAATGTTAGTTTATCTAATCAATTACATAGGAAGCATTAAGAAGGCTTTCAACTACACTGTAGATAAAAACTATAAAGTACACTCTTAATGCTTTTAACAAATAGGCTAAATTTCTTTGACAAGAAGGGAAATGAAATCAACCTTCTTCCGCAAGTTGGTACAAGGGTAACTGTAGTCGATCCTACCAATTCTGGTGGATATGGCGCAACATTTAATGTGTACACAAATCCAGACGGAAACATTGCTGCACTAGAAATTGCAAATGGCGGATATAACTACGATATAACGGGAAACGCTTATCTGCGATTTGAAAATCTACTCACGGGATATGTTTGGGACAGCAATCCTGCAGATCTCGTAGTCGATCCGCTAACAGGAACAATCATAGGTTTTAACGGTCTATCATTTACAGGAAATTCCGATTGGAAGCCTGGGAATGAGACATTTGCGTATCCGAATGTTACATGGCTTGGCGAAATGTATTTTGACATGGTATCCACTGGTTTGATCGAGAACCAAGATATTTTTGTACTTGAGCAAGTAGTAGCTACTCCGCAAACGCCTTTCAATCAACTTAATTATGGTTATAGCTTTCCAAGAGCAGAGGAAGGGCCTGCTAATGCAGTGAGCTTTTATTCAAATGATGTTGCAAATTCAGCAATTACTTCAAGCACTGGAGTAGGATCTGTGACAGTGTACATTGAATCCGTTACGGGAAACTTTTTTGCGGGGGAAGGAAAGATATTTAGTATGTCCAGCACAGCAAATCTAAAAGCTGGAATGATTATTGAAGGCACGGGAATACCCGCTGGCACAAAAATTGTTTCTGTTGATAGCGCAACACAAATTACAATAGATTCGCTGCCAACTCAAAATGGCATGTCTATTGCCCTTGAATCATATGTGCCTCATGGATTTATTGCTGGCATGTCTATTAGAGTATATGACAATTCGCTCTCTTTGCCAATCGCTGGAACTTATGAGGTTGTGCAAGTTTCTGATAGAAAAGTCTATTTTTCTACTACTAGTGCCATACCTACAATCGGCAGTACGGCTGCTGCAGCCACTACATTCTTTAGTGCAGCTCCTAAATGGCGAGGACGCATGGTAGGTCTTGAAGAAGAGATCTTTATGTTTACTGTGAAGTACGAAGAAGAGTTTCCCGTGATTACAAAAGTTCAATCTTTTGTTCACGACCCAATAAATGCGTCAGAACTCACAAGTCCGGATAGTTTTACAGCAGGGCTAACTGGCGATCCAGCCGTAGGAAATTTCATAGACGCGTCAGTACCTGGGTATCAATTTAGACAAGTATTTGAGAATTGGGAAGAGCGTCTTATGCATTTTCACCTAGGTTTTTCTGCAGGAACCGAAGGATCATATATAAGAGTTTTTGTTTTAGAAGACATTACATTTCCGTATGCGCCTAGGTTAATTTCACAGATTTCTCTTAGAGGAGAAGCGCAAGGCGAAGACGAAAGACTGCAAAAGCTATTAGAAAACTTTGGAAGATCAGTAACCGAGAATCAAGAATTGATTCTCCGTGATAGCGACGTTTTTGAAGACCTTCCTAACTATCTTCTTCTTAATGAGAAGAGAAAAGAAATGCTTTTGCAAGGCGATCAAATTTGGCCTTATCTTGGATCGTATAAAGGACTTGTAAACATCATCAATTGGTTTGGATACTATGACATTCGCATCAAGGAATACTGGCTAAATGTCAATAAGAATGACGCATATTATGGAAAGTACAAGCAAATTCAAATACCTTTTCAGTTAGAAGCACGAGGAGTTCCTTACGGTATTGAAATGATGCCGAGCAAAGTCTACAAAAAGACTAATAAGTTTGGCTTATTTTATGACTTAAATAAAGAAAGCGGGGTATTAGATGAAAATGGCGTTCCGCAAACAGTGGATGCATTTCAGTTTAGCAATCAAGAAGTTCTTATTAAATTGTTTGCATTAAAACAATATTTGGAAGGTAGCTTCATACCGTTAAATGCAAAAATTGTAGATATTGTAGGTGAAGGCGTCTATTTTGAAAGATACGCCGCTAACACCTGGAATGATAGAGTAGAACAATTTGTGGTTGAACTCACAAGAAACGTTGATTTTGTTGTAAATGATACACGTTTGCCTATTGAAGATGCTCGTAGATATGATACTAATGAGGTAGCGTATTCTTATTCTCCTGGTACAGATACCTTAAAGTCGTATTTTGCAACATACACCATTAAAGGTGTGAATATGACTTTGCCTCTGGCAACGGTAAATAGAATTCCTACGCTCACTGTTGGTTCTACTTCAGGAAACGCGTCTCCGTCAAAATTATGGAATGGCGTAGCCTATGTAAAAGGCAGTCCTAATAACTACTTTCTATCAGCAAATTCTGATGGCGGAATCAACTACACAGTCGGTGATATTGTCACTCTTGGTGGAGGCGTCTTTTCTACTCCTATTAGAGTGCGCGTTGGAGCAATTGCTCCTGGCGGAGTTGTTACTTCTGTACAAATCCTGACAGGGCTTACTCAAGGAAGCCGTTATTATTCATTGCCTCAGAAATTTTCGCAAACTTACGTAGCTAGTTCAGATTACGTTAATAACTTCTATTACTCAGGAATAGGTCAAGGCCTTAAACTCGATGCAGGGGATATTCAATATGAATTAGAAGGCGTAACCACCACTACTCAAGGAAAAGGTTATCCTATCCTGGACCCGCCAGTGTTTATAGTAACTGACCCTCTCACTGGATCCACGATCCCGTCATCTTACAATTTCAACTTATCAACTGTTCAAGGGCCATACGTTGGTTATTTTGATGAAGGAAAGCAATTAGAAGCTCTTACCAATGAGCCTAATGCACCAGTAGCAGCATTTCTAGAACTTGAGGCCATCGGTTTCGACGTTACATGGGATGAGATGGCATTCACTTGGGAGAATTTATGGGGAGCCACTGAAGCAACATTAAAAGCATACATAGATCCGCTGCCTGCTGGAACTGGAGCAATTGAAGCAATTGAAGTAGTAGAGCCCGGAAGCGGATATTCCAGGACGCCATCTGTTGAATTTATTGGAGGAGATGGCATTAATGCTACAGCAACTGCTTTTATGCGTGATGGAAAGGTAAAAATAATAGAGGCAGAAGTTACATCAATAGCAGTTCTTTCTCCTACATCGTCTAGGGTATTTTTTGCTACACCACAGACAGCGTCTCCATTGCAAATTGAGATATTGCCAACTATGTTTGTAACAGCTACTGATACTGGTGGTAATAGTTTAGAAAAGCCTTGCGTAGTTATTACGTATGATACCGTGGGAGGCAGTTATATGGACATAACTACCGCCTTTAATTCAGTACCAGGTAATTTTAATCTACAGATACACGCGGTACAAATTACTAGCAGTGGTTCGGCTTATGTATCTAATCCTGAAGTGAAACTTGTTGGTGGCCAAACTTCTACTCTTTATACTTGGGATGAGATTGGAAGAGGAAATTTCTATGATATGGAATGGTTGGTCACTTCTGAACCTGGAACAAAAAACTTTACATATACTTCTGGACAAAAATCAATTGACGAGCTAATCAATCACACCGTTTTATTGCCATACAAAGGGTTCTACAAGGTTGAGATGATTGTGTATGACACCGATAACAATTGGGTGAATGAAATAAAGAGAAACTTTGTAGAGGTGTACATGCCTGAAGCTCTCTCTTCTTTTGCTACAAGGTACATTGGACCGTCATCAACTCCTGGAGTAAGCGATGGTTCAGAATCAGAATCAAACATTGCACAACTGGAGAAAAATTGCGTGGACACTTGGGATGAAGCTTTTTATATGTGGGATGAGTATTGGGGAAGATGGATCAATCCAATCAAGACTTGGACTACGTGGGACGACTGTGATATTCTTTGGGACACATTAAATGTTACACCTCTCAGTCAAGAAAATAATTGGAACTACCCCAATGTGCCGGAATACGAAGTCTATCGGGTATCGGCATATGATAACCTAGTTGGCGACGTATCAAATCTAACAACAATTACTCCTGGATCGACATATCAATTAGAAGTTGAATTAGCAGATGTTCAGAACAGGCCAACTCTAAATGCAGCAATACCAGAATGGATTTATATCCGAAGAGGGGATAACATTTTTCAAGTAGAAGCAGTCAACTCGGGCACAGTCACGGGTAATACATTTAGCGTTACAATAACTACGACTAATCCTCTGCCTGATAGTTTTCTATCTAGCCCTACTACGTGGGAAGTTCTAAGAGAAGTTGCTAACACCGTGGTTGTGCAAGATGATCTCTACACTCCAGAGAATGGAAAGACTCTGGTTCCAGGACAGTTTATCACTCTTAAAGGAAACAACAACACGCCTCTCAATGATAGCCGTTGGAATTTGGCTATGCCTCCATTGACATGGGGTATTCCAGTGTATGCAAAGACTGTTGACGGCGTTTCAACTTTAGATTCTGGAATCCAAATAGATTCGGAGTACGCTTCTAATCCATTTATGACAAAAGAATGGGTGAACGGACAAATCTATAATTTCAGAAACCAGTCCTATGAGAACGGATATCTCTTCTTAAGCCCGCTTCCAAACGCAAATACTTCGGCAGTAAACATTCAGGTATTGGAAAGTTTCACTGAAGACAATTGGGGTAACCGGGTGATGTTCTACATTAACAATACCAATACTAGTGAATATGCAACTACTGCGGACATCTTACGAGAAGTTCGTCCAGGATTTACCGAGTTTGACTTATTGATTGTGGAACCTGACCAGACATTTTGGTGGTGGTTTGATCCAACAGATACAGAATTCCCACCTCCACTGGTTTCTCCAGTATTCCCAAATACATCCAGTGGAGCGTATCGCCCTAGCCCTACAGGCGGTCCAGGCTATATTTACGGAGTGTACTCTTCTCCTTCTACAACAGACGCATACTACATTGATATAGAAGCAGCAACGCAGAACAATGTTTCAATTCCTGCTAATGTGAAGAAGCTTTGGTATAATAGAGGCTTGGATCGATTCTATTTTCCAGAAGGCCAAGGAATAGGTAACGAAATATATGTACTTGATCCAAACACAAATACGTCTTCTCTATTTACAACTTTGTCAAGCCCAACATCATCCAACGCAAATATGACTTTTGTAGATGACGTTGGGTATAACATGATCTATTGTGCAACCACTGATGAATTTGTGTATTGTTTAGATGCGGTAACTGGCTTTGAAATCGCGAGAATAGACACCACGCCTAACACAAGCGGGTCAGGGATCACATACGATCCAATAAGAAAGCATGTATGGGCTCTGGCTGGAGATAACTCACCGCTTTCAATTATTGACGCAGACCCTAATTCATCTACTTGGAACACGATTATTGCAACAGTAACTCTCCCAGATGTAGCTCTAGGAATTAGATATGTTTCGCAGACAGATACCATGATAGCTTGGAGGTCTTCGGCAGCCACTACCAATTATTACACGATTGAATGCGTTGCGCCGTATACAGTGACCACCAATAACATTCCTTTTACGTGGGATACTGTTCGTGGAATAGCTTACCATGAGGCTGACGGGCATTGGTGGATTGGGAGAACTAATGGAAATATAGACATATTTAGCTTTTTTGATCTTTCAACACCAGTGCACACCATATCGGTGCCTACGCCAGGGCTATTTAGATTTATAGTCTATAATCCAGTTACTAATTCAATGTGGGTATGTCGTGAAGTTGGTGGGGTGGATTCAGTATACGAAGTCAAAGGTCTCATATATGATACAGGGACTACTCTATACGAGCAGCATTTTAGAACCATAGATGCTTACGAAGACACAAGCAATCAAGGAACTCCTTGGAGCATCTGGAGCGAAGCCAGCTCTTCTATTTATTGCGTAGAAGCGGTTTCTCTTGAAGGAAAAAAGTATAATGAACTAGAGACGGTACTTCAACAAATAGACAACGTAACTGTTTTTGGATGGATAGAGTACAAATACAACTCTTTCCCTACACGGACGTATTCAAATAGTTCAGCCACCAATCTTAACCTGGTAATGGATTTCAACACTCGACCAGTTCTGGGAGCTTTCGAGGACAGCATTATTTTTCCGGCAGAAAAAACTGGAAGAGGTTGGTTCTATGATCATGGAATTTCTGAAGGCGAGTTTTCTCAAGAAGTTGTAAATGTTGGAGAATTCATGGAGAATCCCGGATGGACTGTTGTGACAGTAAAAGACCCTAACAACGAGCTCTACCTTTGCGATTCAACTTTCATGGAGAAAGCTCGCGATTTTGATGAAGATTACGCGGACACTCACTTGGGAGTAAAACTTGCATGGAACGAGGTAGAAAACCTCGACTGGGATGCAATGTGCTCACAGACATGGACTACTCTAGATTGGCCATACACACTAGGTACAAATTTTAGAATTGCTTTGGATCCAGATGCCAATACCGAAATATCTTTACAGCTCAACGAGCTGTCTGCTTCTGTGTTTGACCTATCAGCCGTGGATGCAAACCGACCAGCACTGGCGTCATATATGACAAGCTTGCTGAACAACAATTTCTATGATTACTTAGGAAACACTCCTAAGAACGATAACCCTGGGCTGAGTAAATTTAACTACAGTCTTGTTTCCAGAGATCCTACAGCGACAACTGTGGAAAGAGTTTTTACATGGGGGAATCCTACTGACTTTAACATATATGGAGATACCACTGGCATACAAGTTTTTTCAATTGTTCATGGACCAGGAATACAGCCCGGATACACAGTCGATTCAGTATTACCCGGATCGGTGTTCATTCTTCCCAGTGTTGCAGGAAGCAACTTGGGAAGTCCAGGTCCTACTTCATATGTTCCATGGATTCCAACGTGTTCTTTCCACTGTAGCACAGTTGCAAATAGCAAAGCGTTAACCAATATAGTAGGTTATGATTCAAATCTACCGATTGCTGGTTATCTTTATGATCCAGTAGCAGAGACCGTGATTGGCGAATTCGGACCTGGAAAAGGTGTAATACAAGAGTCGTCAGGCTTTGTAACATACATTGAAAGTGATACTCCAATGTTAGCAACAGAAGACAACCGTCTGCTCTATGCATTTCCGTATCAGTCCAATATAGTTCAATTTATCGATCCAGCTGTTTCATCGACAGAAGACTTATATTATATTGCAGCTAGCGCCAAGTCTCCAGGAACGGACACACTTGGTTACCTAAGAGGAGACTATGATCTGTTTATCCAGAATCATTACTGGATTGATTCAGATCTCGCGGTAGGTCTGCCTTATGATGCGTTTTCTCACACTTTCCCTCTAGGAAACTACTATAATTGGGTGCAAGATCCTGACATATTTTATGGAGGAGGCCTCGAAAACAGTCTTCTACAGTTTGCGAGCCCATACAGAAACATACAATCTTACATATTTAACGGCGAAGAAGGCTCGCGAGAATATACTGCGGTAAATGGTGGTTGGTACCCCGCTATCACTTGGGGTACCAACCAAACGCCCGATGGATTACTTTTTGATACTCCTGTGCCAGGAACATATCCTAATTTGTACAAACCGTGGGCACAGGTAGAAGTAGTCGACGAAACCGGAATTGTTATTGCAGTTAATGGAACAGCTCTTATTTTCAATTCGTTCTTTGACGGTCAGGCAGTATTGTATACAGCAGGCTCTCCGTATGACTTGTTTACAAATGCAAATTTTGCCGCTAATCACTCAGACTGGAATGAATATCCAGTTCCTGTAGTAATAAATGTGACTGATCCTTTTCAGGCCGAGCATATTTTAAGTTTTAACGCAGTAGTTGTGGATCCAGAAAATGGAATCATTGGAAGAGACGCTGTCTATTTTAATGGAACAACCACTCTTGACGGTTCTCTTATTTTTGATCCTGGCGTGTACCAAATAACTGACATAACTCAGCCAGGGGTTCCGTACTTTACGTCTTCGCTGATGCCAAGCCCAATTCAGTCATTAAAGCCAGGTATGGTATTGATGCAGCTTGGTGGAGGGCCGCTTACTGATCCGTATAAAACACGGATTACTAAAGTGGATCAAGAAAATTCTCTAATTGAAATTGACATTCCTCAGGATTCTTCAACTTCCGGAAACTTTGTTGCATACACCCCACTAGATTTAGGACTAAAAACTAATCAAACAGTCACAAACAGTATCTGGAGCTCTACAAAACAGTGGGATTCTATGAGACTTCAATACGAGGCTTCCATGAATTCTGCATACACATGGGAAGACACCACAATTTCATACAGTGAAAAGAGGATTCCAGCTGGAAGCTCAGTTTTGTTTTCGTCTGATGCTTCAAACATAGCCGGAAAAACCAAGTTTCTCTGGAACTTGTATCACGATGGAACAAAGGTATGTTCAATTGAAGATCCTAATTTCTTATGGACATTTTTAGAGACTGGTTTGTACGACTTGGAATTGCAAATCGTAGATACTAATGGAAATGTTCAGAGAAGATATAACCAAGACTACCTGGAAGTTTTTAAGGCAGAACATTAAATGAATAAATAGTTATATGAATGAAGCTTCAATAAAAGGTACTTCTCTAGGAAGGCTTGCCGTTTTTGATTTGGATGATACGCTAGTTGTATCATCAGCAAAAATACAGGTGCTAGACCGTCGCGGAAAGGTTGTTAAAAGTCTTACGCCAGCAGAGTTTAACTTTTTCAAGCACGATCCTAAAAAGCATTCGCTGTCTTTTACTGAATTTGAAAGCGCGGACATACTTAGAAATGCCGAATTCATCACTCACGTTTTAGAAAAACTCAATGATTTCTACAGAAGAGGTGTACACGTTTGTATTCTAACTGCACGGTCATCTTCCAATATGATTAGGACTTTCTTTTTGGAAAATGGAATAGACATTCACCCCGATCTTGTAATTGCGGTAAACGATCCCAAGTACAATTTTAAAGGAAGTATTGCACAAAAAAAATCAGAAGCTTTGAGGGACCTCATAGCTCAAGGATACCACGACTTTATCTTTTTCGATGACAATCAAGAAAATCTTGATCACGCAAAAGAATTGGAAAAAGAAAAAGATGTAAAAGTTGAAACCGTAAAAGTATAGATGGCAAGAAGAAAAACCCACCAACAACCCGCAGAAGAAAGACCTCACTACATTAAGGAGGAAGAAATTTCAGCTGCCCGAGTAAAAGTCAGTTTTCTACCAAAAACTGAAAATCAGAAGCTTCTTAGTAGGCTTATCAAAAATAAAGACATAGTCATCTGTGGAGGTCCTGCCGGGACCGGCAAAACTTATGTAGCCTGCGCCGAGGCATTAAAGCTTTTGGCAAATCCAGAGAACTTTTACAAGAAAATTATTCTTGCTAAAAGCGTAACTGTCACAGAAGGAGAAGACATTGGATACCTTAAAGGAAGCCTTAAAGAGAAGATGGAACCATTCATGGAATCTTTTCTTGACAATTTTTACAAGATCATTGGCAAGCCTCTTACACAAAAACTCATCGAACATGAAATTATTGAGGTACTACCTCTGGCGTACATTAGAGGTCGCTCTATTGATAACACGATTATTATTGTAGACGAAGCTCAGAACATTTCACTTAAAAATATGAGGACTACAATGACTCGTATCGGTGAAGACAGCAAGATGATCATCATAGGAGATACTAAACAGATCGACCTAAAAGACAAAAAGCTGTCATCACTGGAAATTGTAATGAGACTGTTTGAAGGAAAGCCACCATTTGGAATAATGCACTTTAATCGTGAAGACATTGTAAGGAACCCTATCATCATTGACATTGAAGACGAATTTGAGAAATATGAATTCAGAGCTTTTGGAGGTAGTCCTTCTGCTTCCACCAGTGATCCCCATAGCTGACGGTGATTTCCTCTCCTGACTGTATAGATTTTGTAGATCGAATTCCAACAAGTTCGTCACTAACGTATACAAATTCTGCAGAAGGGTCGTCTGAATGATTGTAAAGCCCTACCCATCCAAGAGGAAAAAAAGCTCTACCATCAGTCCAGCCAATTCCATATTGGTCGAGCATGATCTCTTCAGGCTTTAGTCCTTCTGCTTTTGCAACGTAATGACATGCATTCAGAAAGCTTTGCTCTAGAATTACGCCGGGAGCAACTTCGATCATTTCGTTAGCAGAAATGTCATCATCAGCAAAAACGCCCCACCCATGAAGGGGAGAGCGTTTCACTGAAATTTTCTGATAGTGCTTTACTTCTTGCATTCTGATACATGCTCAGCAGGGCAGTCACCCATTTTCTCAGCAAAGAATGGTGGAATCTTTCCGCACTTTCTGCAAACTACCACTTCTGCAGCAGCAAATTCTTCGTTGCCTGTAGGAGAAACAATTGGTGATATGCGCTTAAACATTGTAGCGCTGTCGAATAAGTAATTTCCCTGCTCACAACCGTGCCAAGGAGCCGTGCTTAAGTCAATCTGTGACTGCATAGCATTTCTGATGTCGTTTTGATCCATATTGAGTGTTTATTTGTCATAGAGAATAGTCTTATCCTCCTTTCTTCTGATACTAATTTTATACAACATGTGAAAAAAGTTTCGGAAAACTTAAATCTCTTGGTGTATAGAATAATCAAATAAAGTAAAACTATGTATTCACGAGAAAAGTTTAAGAAATTCCTCTTTTTCGACATTGAGACATGTGGTCAATACCCAGACTACCAATCCATGATCGATGACAAAGGTCCAGAGTCAGGCAGCATTTTTGAAAAGAAGAGCAGCCGTCTCCTCAATGGAAAGAGCTGGACGGGGGACCTTCACCAAGACTATCCAAATAATGTGGCTCTCTTTCCTGAATTTGGAAGAATTGCTTGTCTCTCTTACGGAATTTGGAAAGATGGCGAAATGCAGATTCAGACAATTTCTGACATTGATGAGGTAACAATGCTGAAAAAGATTGCAAACCTCTTTCATAAAGCCGATTCTGCTGGATTGATTCCAACTGGGTGGAACATTAAAAACTTTGACGTTCCATGGATTGTTCGCCGATTGTTGATGAACGGAATTCAAGTTCCAAATTGCCTAAGCTCATATGAAAAGAAGCCTTGGGAAATGAATATCTTTGATATGAAAGAAATGTGGAAGAGCGGCTCATCACTGGACGTCACTTTTGAAGAGGCATGTTTTGGCATGGGAATTCCAACTCCAAAAGACGATATCGATGGCAGTCAAGTACACGCTACTTTTCATGCTGGAGAAGCTGATAGAGTTGTAACCTATTGTGAAAAGGATGTAAAGTCTATGATACTTCTTGCCGAAAAGATCTACAACACATATCACCCAGAAACCGTAAAAGAAAACATACTGTAATGCCTGAATTAGCAGAAGTTAAAATTATGAGCGACTTTATTAACGCAGTCGCAACAAATCAATTCTTTGAAAAAATTGAAAAGTCTCCCGTTTCAAAAGTAAAAACAGAACTTGATCCTTTTGGCGGTGGAATCTTTACAGTAAGAGCCATAAGCCGTGGAAAAGAACTCATGTTAGAACTTGATCTTGTTGGTGGTGGACCAACCGGAAAGGATCAACGAAACTTAATGGTGACTTTAGGCATGAGTGGATCTTGGGCAATGGTTCGACACGATAGTCCCAAGAAAGAAGAAGTGCTAAAGCATGCACATTTACGGCTAATAACTAATCGCGGAGATTTATTGGTCCTACACGATGTAAGAAGGTTTGCAAAATGGAAATGGGGTACCTGGAATTCTGGTAGAGGGCCCTGTCCTCTTACAGAATTTAATGAGTTTGCAAATGCGGTTCGAGCAAATTGGCAATCATCTAAAGCATTTAATTCACCTGTAAATGAGATCTTAATGAATCAAGGCTATTTTAATGGAGTAGGAAACTACCTCCGAGCTGAGATTCTCTATCGTACCGATGTTATGCCTTTTACCATTGCAAAAGATCTTACTCGTGACCAGTTAGAAGAGATTCTAAAAACTGTTCATCTTTGCGTAAGAGATGCATACACCCTTGGAGGTGGGCAGCTAAAAGACTGGGTAAACCCTAATGGCGTTCCCGCTGATGGTTTTGGCGCGTGGATGCAGGTCTATGGCAAAGGCAACAACGTAATTGATAAAACTGGTAGAAGATTCTGGTATGACCCAAAGTGGGAAAACGATGTTCCAGAATCATACAATCGGTCAAACTCAAAATAAGATGTTGGAGATATATAGTTTAGAAAAAGCATAAAAAATACGCACATAAATGGCAACAGTAACTATCACAGAAATCTTAGGCGGAGATAACATTGCCGCCTCGAGAATTGTTCTGAATAACAACTTTACTCTTTTACAAAACGCAATTAACACTATTGAAACTCGTCTAAACACTTCATATGTTCCTGGAGGATCATTGAACGTAGGCGATGTTCAAATTCTAAGATATAACAGAGCAGCATCGGTAAACCTCTTCCTTTGTCAAGGATCAGCACAGATTGACGGAAATCTTAATCTAGGAACCCCAACTAACAGCTCAACGGTTGGACTTACTGGATCAATGACGGTCAGCGGCACTTTTGGCGCTGATGGAGCGGTTACATTTGACAATACTGGAGGATTCGACGTTTTCGTTAATAATTTACGGTATATCGCAAACGACTCAGAAGCTAATGAGCAATGGTACGCGGCTAATTCAAAGAGCCCTGCGGTTAATACCGAAGTTGCTACTGGCATTCTACCAATTACTAGCATGGTTAGAGTTCTTCACTTGGACGTATCGACTGCTTCATCTTTCAATGTGTTGACTCTTCCTGCTGTAGGAACTGTTAATGATGGTCAACTCGTAACTATTGTTTTTGACACAGCGGCTCCCTCAAACTTGCAATTTGAATTAGATAACTCTTCTAACTTTGACCCTGCTTTTGATAACACTGCCGTAGGATCAAATATCATTCTTAATACAACTCTTAATTCGCAAACTGATGCTAAATTTACCGGTATCTGGATTGACTTGGCGGCTGGAACAAACGGTTGGAAAGTCGTAGGAGCTCACGGTGACGTAACCTACTGGTAAAATTAGATAAGCACATTAATGGCTGTTGCACCACTCATAAGACCTATAAGACTTCAAGGAGGAACGTTCTACACGTTCTCATCCGCATCTGAAGATTTAGGTTTGACATTCAATGATTCTCAAAAGAAGTTTCGTTTTTCGAAATATGCTTTGATGAATCTGCCTCCAATTGAAAACACGTCGCCATCTTTCATTAACACCATCGGACTATCAAATGTTCCCGGTGGCTTTGAACAAGTTGACGGAACAAAAACATGGAACGACTTCTTTGCAGAGTCCTTTCAAAACTACTGCTTAAATTTGGAAGCAACTTTAACTGGGCAAACTGGTTATGATCCAACTTCAACGCTAACGGTTTCTGAACGTGTTTTTTTCAAATGGCTTAAAGAGATTGGTGCAATTCGTTTCCGCGAAGCTAATTCTGCGGAATACGTGCAAAGCGTGATTGCGTCTAACCCTACTAAGTATCCTGCAATTAGCCCGGTAACTTCTAATCCAACAGTTTATGTAGAAGAGGATGATAGCATTTTTTACAAAAAGGTAGTGAAATACCTGGGAGACGTCAGCATCATCAATTCAGTTCGAAATAGTTACAACGCTTTTTCTGAAGTTTACATATATCTTCCAACAAGTCACGGAAATACTC